TAGACTAGACACACTAGTTGTGCCTGTAATTGTTTGTACGTTTACTATATTTGGAGCTGCCATGATCTATTCCTTTTGTATATTTATCCGCCAAAAACCATCGACATGGCAATTGCTTTACCAGTGCTCGCTGGCTTGATTCCGCCTACAAACACTGTTGTTCCGGCTTGTCCAATGTTAATTGTACCTGTAACACCGGCACCTACGTTTAGTATACCACTAGTTACGTTGGTTGTTATTGTAGCTGTACCACTAGTGCCGTTACCATATACGCTTAAGATGTTGTTGTAAGTAGGATTACCTAAAATCCAAGTTGTAGCACTGGCCGCGCTGGTCGCTACGTTGATGCTAGTTGCCGCACTGTACTCGTTTACAGTAGTTGCGTTGCTGGTAGCATGGTTAAATGTAGTACCAGATGCTACGATAGCCGGGGTATTAATGTTAGTGGTAGCTAGGAATGTAGCTGTCTTGATAGTACCATAAGTACCACTTGAGAAGGTGTTACCAGATTCTGTACCATTTACAAACCATTCTAGATAGTTTGTTGCATTAGATAATACCAGAGCGGCATTAAGATCAGCGCCGTTATAGTAGTGGAATCGTAAACCGATATCCTTACCATCACTCGATCCCCATGTTCCACCTACGCCACCTGTTGGTGCATGTAGCTCGATCAAGTTGTCAGTGTAGACTGTGTTGTTACCTTGAACGTATGTTGTAGTACCGTTGAATGTGGCCGTTCCTGTAACAGTCAAGTTACCTGGAACGGTTACGTTACCAGCACCAGTACTTGAAATTGCCAGTGTACCTGAGTTATCAGTTAGAGTGACTGTACCAACTGTGATTGAACCAGGACCAACATATAGACTTCTCCAACGTTTGCTAGGACTACCCAGGTCATAGGTAATGTCAGTTGCTGGTGCAATAGTTTGATAACTTGCACCTAAGAATGTGCGTACCGCACGTTGAGTCGGAACTTTTGTATCCGAGTTTTGACTTATTGTACCGTCTGTTGAAAATTCATCTACTTGTGCGCCAAGCTGTGCGCCGATTGAACCTAGTTTCAAACTGGTCAAACCGCTCAAATTAAACGCTGACGCATTAAGTGTTGCGGCACCAGTTGCTTGGTTAACACTAAAATATTGACCTACACTAAAATTACCATCTTGGTCGGTGGCCACATAGTAAACACGACCCGGTAGTGCGTAGACTGTTTGATTAGCAGGTGTCGGGCTTTGACTTGGAACGCCAGGATAGTTAGTAGTAGCAATACTACCAGTACCAATACTTAGGAAATCGTGTCCAGTTAGTCGTACCTGACTAAAGTTGTAGCGAATTTGCAGTGCATTTCCGTCTACGCTTGGAGTTGTTTTTTGTCCTGCTAGTGTAACTGTAATAACGCTACCGGTATTGATCCAACTGCCCGACACTGCTTGGATAACATAAGCGCCACCTGAATCAGCACCGTTAGTAAACTGTAAACTTGCACCAACTGTTGGTGCCGCTGTTAGACTGCTAAGGACCAGTAGGTAGTTTGATTGACCAGTTGCCGCTGTTACTGTAGCTGTTGCGTTACTTGTGCCGCCAGTAATCACGTTGGTTCCGTTAAATGTTCCGCTAACGCCCTTGTAATAAATGTAACCTGTTTGTACACTAGTTACAGTACCAGTTGCATTGCTGGTTGCCTGAGTAATTGTTTCACCAACTTGGAATGACCCAGATAATGTTGCTGTGTTGATAGTCAACATGTTACCATACACGGTACCAGTTACTGGCGATTCTGTAGTGTCATATCCTCTTGATACTGCACCATACTGTCCGTATGAGTTATTACCTGATAGTGAACGAATCTTACCACCACCTGTAGTAGCATAGCCAAAATAGCAATAGTAGGTAAACACTGAAACTGCTTCAACACGACCGCCGTCTTTGGCCCATAGACCAACACCTAGGTCTAGTATACAGTTGTAAGCCCAGAATACAATACTCTTGTTGCCACTTGCTTGTACGCTTCCGTCGACAATAGCACCAACACCGCCTGAGCTTTGTGCTGTACAATCTTTAACATAGGGACTTTTTGTAATCGTTGACGCAGGATTGAGACGGAAATATACCCCGCCTATCGTTGCCTGAGTAATATCGTTTGCAGGACTGCCGGCAGTAAAACCAGTCATACCTGTTAATAACAATCCCTGTACCATGCTTTGGTCGCTGAGCAAGAACATAGTACTTAGATTATTAAGTACTGGACTAGCATCTAAACTTCTAAACGTAAATGTCAGTGTTCCGCTTGGTGTTGTATCAGGACTTGCTGAAATAATCAATGTATTACTATCAACTACAGTTGAAACTTTTTGTCCGCTAGTGAAACCTGTACCAGTGATAGTCATTCCAACTTGAACACTAGCGGTGTTGTTGACTTTTAAGGTAGTTCCGCTCGATCCGCTAGCAGTGTAAGTTGCAGTTGTTGTAGCTGTTTTTGGTAAAATCTTAGTATCACGCATGCCGTCACCGATAACACTAACGTTAGCTGGAACTGTGATAGGTAATGTTTCTAAGTAGTTACCGGCTTTAACGTAAATTGTTGCTGGACCTGATACTGTTGCGCAGGCCTTTTGTAAACTGGCCCATGCATTGTTCATGCTAGTACCCGAGTTAGTATCTGAACCTTCTGGAGTTACATAAAATACAGCACCAGTTACATTAGGGTATGCCCAACTAGGAACACCACTTGCTACTGTTAATACTTGACCGGTTGAACCAACTGCTAGTCTCTGATTTGAACTAGCACCATAGTAGGTAATGTCACCTGTAGTAGTATTCGAGTTTTGACCTTGTGCCATTATCTGCCAATCTACGGCAGCTAGGTCTGTGGCCCAAGTTCCTGAAGTATGTGCAACTACGCAGATATAGCTTGATCCGCTAAAGCTGACAGCATCGTTAATCTGATAAGCAGTACTGGTTGTCCAAGCACCGCGCCAGTTAACTCTTAGTTTTCCTAAATTTATTGTGGTTATACTCATGTTAGATCCATTATTCTAATATTTAGCTGGAAAACGTAGCTATAAGGTTTCCGTTGCTGTCAAGACTGTATGCGTATTGACTATTGCCCACATCGTAGGTGACATAAGTGCTGTTAACACCATCTGTGGTCATTGTTATATTTGTATCATCAATTTTACTATAAATCAAGTTGTAGTTAGCATCAAAACTAAAAGCGTGTACCAGAGTATTTCCGCTGATATTTCCCGAACCGTCTACTTTTAAGCCACCACTAGCAGGTACTATCACACTGCCTGAAACTGAGCTAGTTGCTACAGGAGTGCTGGTAACTGAAATCGTTCCGTCGCCTGCAACACTAATTCCAGAGCCAATTTTAACTCCGCCTAGTAGGCTGTTAGTGGCAGCGGCAATCGGTGCAGTAATCGATATATTACTAGAGCCATCAAAACTTACACCGTTAATGGTAACCGAGTTGGCCAACTTGGTCGCTGTGGCCGCATTGCCTGCAAGTATAAAATTCTTAACTACTGTTAGTGTAGTTTGTTCGCTGGTTAAGGTGCCCGATTCATTTTTAACAATCGCAGTTATTTCTGCGCCAGTTAGCGTACTGGTACTTGGGAGATCGGTAAACTTTACAGTCATTTATTATCCTATTACAAAATAATAACCAGTTCCGCCAGCGGCTAAACTAGTAACTTCCTTGTCTAATTTTTCTATTTCTTCTTTACTTTCTGCTAGAAGTGCAGTGCCGTTAAGTTGTATAGCACTTTGCGGTCCGGCAATTGATCCAAACTTGCTACGGCCCTGTCCTAGTATCTGTTTGCATACCGCTAGCGTGTAGTTGCGTAACCACTGTTTGGCATAAAGGTCTTGTAGTAACACCCAGTCAGGACGATAGTTATAGCTTTGTATAAGAATTTGCTCGCCTTGAGCAAAAGGGCGTTGTAGGATATTAAGAATATGTGTAGTTGATTTCCAGCTAAATTCAATAAAACTACCAAACATACGTCCAACTAGTTTTTGATAGCCGGCAAACATATCATAAGTTGCTAGCCCGCCCATCATAGAGCCCGACATTAAATAGGTATTTGTATATGCCAAGTTGAAAGGTTCAAATAGTGTGCCGCCAGCACCCATACCAGTACGACTACCAATAGCTCTGCGAAATACTTGACGAACAGTAATAACTTCATCGGGCAGTCTGTATTCATTTTGATCCTGTATTAGTTCTAGGAACATATAACTTTCTTCAACTGCGTTAGGACTGCGCTGGCGATACTGTGCTAGAGCACGATCTAGTGCTATTTCGTAGTGCTTAGGGTCTAATTCTACGTCTACAATTCCATCGGCAAGCATGAGTTTAACATAGTCAAATACTGCGTTACGCTCTATAGTGCTGTTGCTCTGGGGTGTTGATGGTACTGGATCTGCCATTATTTTGTTCTCCTATGATATTTATCCGACTATAAATACTATTATGCCAAGACTCTCCCTCTATAAACCAGAAAAAGGTAATGATTATAAGTTCATGGATCGCACAGCCAGCGAAATGTTTCAAGTTGGCGGTACTGATCTTTACCTACACAAGTACCTAGGACCCGAGCTTAAAACGTCCGGAACAAGCGACCAGCCTGTATACGGTGCTGTTAATGTAACTAATATACAAGATCTGCTGTTTTTAGAAAATCGTGATCGTAAATATGACACTGAAATCTACAGATTACGGGGCCATTATAGCGTGTCAAATATAGATTTTAATCTTAGTCAATTTGGACTTTTTATTGATAATGATACGATCTATATGACTGTACATATTAATGATATTATACATACGATCGGTCGTAAACCCGTTAGCGGGGACGTATTTGAATTGCCGCATTTGCGTGATAATTTTGCACTTAATGATTTTTCAGTAGGACTGCCGCGTTATTACGTTATCGAAGATGTAGGTCGTGCTAGTGAGGGATTTAGTGCCACTTGGTATCCGCATTTATACAGATTAAAATGCAAGAAAGTTGCAGACAATCAACAATTTGCCGAGATTTTTAATCAGCCTGCCAGAGACGCTAACGGAGATCCAATGGCGGACGGCACTACACTCCGTGATCTACTAAGTACTCACTCTAAAGAACTACAGATCAATGATCAAGTTGTGGCGCAAGCTGAAGCAGATGCTCCTAAGAGCGGTTACGAAACTCGTCAGTTTTACACTCTAGCAGTAGACACACAAGGTAAAGCTGTGCTTAACACAGCAGACCAAGCAGATTTAGATGCTAGTAACGTAGGTGGCGTTGCTGCCGGTGCTAATGATGCTGTACCTAATCGTACTGGCTACACTGGTTATCTAGTAGGTGACGGATTTCCAGTCAATGGATATGATTTTGGATTTGGAATACAATTTCCAAGTGCTCCGGCTGAGAACGATTTTTTCCTAAGAACAGATTTTTTACCTAATAGACTATTTCGATTTGATGCTACTCGTTGGGTTAAAGTCGAAGATGCTGTTCGTATGAATATGACTAATAATGACTCACGTAGTACTCTTAAAACTGGATTTATCAACAACAACTATAACACTTATAATGATCAAGTGGCTGTGGATTATGTAGAGCTAGCTGTGGGTGCTACTATTATTAATACCACGATACCATATGTAACAGCACCGTATGTGACTATCAAATATCAAACAACGCAATTAGAATATGATCTTGCCACATATCCTACACTTATTTCAAGCTATCAGCACACTAGTCCGATTGGTATTATATCAAATTGCGTAAGAATTACCTTGCCATACATTGCTAATATAGAATCTTTAGATGCAGGATCAGCAAGTCAGAATTACGAACCTACAAACGTTGATGATGGCGGTACAGCATACAGTCAATCAGTAACACCGGACAATATATTAGACGATGCTCCACAACAGACCATTCCGTTTGCTGGCGCATGGACAGTTACATTGTGGAACTACAGAGAAAGTCAACGCCAGAGCTTGTCAACAGCACTTAAACCAAGGGCAGATTTATAATGCAATTTTTCTATGACGGACAGATAAGACGTTACATCACACAGACTATTCGTGTGTTTAGTAATTTTGTAGTCAAATACGGAGACGGAACTCTTCATCGCATACCGGTCATGTACGGAGATCCTGATCGTGCCGTAGCTAGCATCATACGTAATAACTCAGAAAACAAAGCTATGAGTGTGCCACGTATTTCCATCTATGTTAAACAACTTAGTTTAGATCGAGATCGCACTAGTGATGCTACATTTGTTAGCAAAATGCATTTTCGTGAAAGAGATATTGACACTACTGGACAGTCCTATACTCATGGGCAAGGACGTAACTATACTGTAGAACGTCTAATGCCTACTCCATTTAAACTTGATTTTACAGTTGATATATGGACCAGTAGCACTGAACAAAAATTGCAAGTATTAGAGCAAATCTTAGTCTTGTTTAATCCAAGTTTAGAACTACAAACTACTGATAATTACATTGATTGGACCAGTTTAACTGTTCTTAATCTAAACGGCATTACTTGGGACAGCAAAACAGTGCCAGTTGGAAATGATACTCCGCTTAGTGTTAGTTCTCTCAGCTTAGAAACCCCAATTTGGATCAGCCCGCCTGTTAAGGTTAAACATCTTGGTGTTATTACTAAGATTATTACCAGCTTATGGGGCGCCACAGATACTAGCCCAGTCGGTTATATTGAAGGTCTTGGTGAAGATCTAGCTGGTCCAACTGGAACTCCTGGTTATTCAGATTTACTAGCTCAGGAAATTACCACCATTACTGACTATACTCTACAGGTATATAACAGCCAAGCTATAATTCTAAGCCCTACAGAGGGATATATTCCACGTGAACCTACACTGGATATTCCCGTTAGACAAGGGCAACCAATAGACTGGCACAATGCTATCAACTTGTATCCTGGAAAATTTACAGCAGGTTCGAGCAGACTCTATCTAGTACAAAGTAATGGTGCAGAAGTTGTAGGAACAGTGGCTATTAATCCTGCTGATTCAACACTACTACTAGTAACTTGGGATCCAGATACTCTAGTTACTAACACAGGTATCGACAGCAATGGTATTTTTGATTATGAAGTAGGTTATACAGCACCTGCTTATCGAAACGGTCAAACAGGTAGTCAGGGTAGTCCCGGAACATTTGATGCTATTATTAATCCGCAGACCTTTGTGCCAGCTGCCGCAGTTGCTGGAACACGATATCTAATCATTGAAGACATTGGGTCAACTGCTAATCTTGTAGACAGTCAGTGGACTACATCAAACGGTATTACTATAACAATGTCAGGTGCTTCAATTAATGGCACTACACTAACTATTAATGGACTAATATCTGGTCAAATCCAAGTAGGTATGTATCTAAGTGGCACTAATGTTTTGCCGGGAACTCGTATCACTGATGGCAATGCTAGAACTTGGACTGTAAGTAACACACATGGCTACGGTGGCGGTACAGGATCACAAACTATCACCGGCTCGTTTGTTGGTCAGCCTGCTACTAACTACGCTACTGCATGGGGACCGTTGGTAGCAAAAGCTAACGACATTATAGAATATACTGGCACTCAATGGAAAGTTATATTTGCACATGCTCAAGAAACAACTACTATGGTATGGCAAACTAATATATACACTGGGGTTCAATACAAATGGAATGGAATTTCATGGGTTAAGAGCTTCGAGGGAGAATATACGCCAGGATCATGGAGACTAGAACTTTAAAATATCAAGTAATTGACAATTTTTTGTCACCGGAATCACTGAAAAAACTTCAGGATGCCATGCTTGAGATTACCTGTACAAATCCTATCCCCTGGTTTTATAGCAGTAGCGTTGACTATATTGATCCTGCTAACGATTACCTAAATAATTTCCAGTTTACTCATACATTTTATATAAATGCTAGGCCATGTAGTGATAGATTTCATTTATTAGAAGAAATGCTGTTTAAACTTAAACCGGCTGCGCTAATTAGAATCAAGGCTAATCTACAAACTGTTACTGAAAAAAGAATTACACATAAATTCCATGTGGATGTTGAAAATATAAAATGTAAAACTGCAATATTTTATGTAAACTCTAATGACGGAGTCACTATATTTGAAGATGGAACAGAAATAAACAGCGTGGCCAACAGACTAGTTTGTTTTGATTCTGATATTAAACACGTAGGTACCAGTTGTACTGATCAAAAAGTACGCTGTGTAATAAATTTAAATTATTTCTAATATGGAAACATCAGAAAAAATCATCTGTAGTGGAGCATTATTTTATGCTAAGTCTACAGGCAGGATTTTGTTGCTTCAAAAAGCCACAGGTAAACACGAAGGAACTTGGGGGCTAGTTGGCGGTACTACAATTGAAGGTGAAACTCCCTGGCAGGGACTTCAGCGTGAAATAGTTGAAGAAATTGGTCATTGCCCTACAATAATTAAAACAATACCTCTTGAAACATTTGTGTCAAATGATACTGTGTTTAATTTCCACACATACTTGTGTGTGATTGATGAAGAATTTGTACCTACTCTCAGTGATGAGCATAGTGCTTGGGCTTGGGCTATAATAGATAGAGCTCCAAAGCCCCTACATCAAGGGCTAAGGAATAGTTTCTCAAATAAAATTATTCGTACTAAACTTCAGACTGTGTTTGATCTAATAGATTTAATATAAAAATTAGTTTTCTAATTTTTTAATATTAGGGTCTTGTATCGTAGCTGATACTTTAGTAGGTTCTTGATTAGCTACTGCTAGCAATACTTCTAAATTACTTTGGTTAGCTTTGACCATTTCATTTCTAAAACTCTCAACCGCGGCTCCTGCTTGACGTGACTGTTGTGCAGTTTCAATAGTTAGCACAGGCATCCATGCTATTGCACAACCCCATTCGTCTACATCTTTTCCTGTGTTAGGATTTTTACCTCTTACCTGTGTAAACCATGAGCATTTGAGCTCTATGCAGTCTTTTTTAATTAGTGGACAAAATTTTCCAGGTTTGATTTCCATGCTTTTCCTTATCGAATTAACTTCCCAATACTGGATTACCAGTTAGTGGCTGTTTATTTAAGTTTTCGACAACATCGTAATGTGCGAAAATGGCCACTGCCCAGTCGGGTAGTTGATTGATAGGTTCGTTAGCAGGTCTAATATCGTCTTCGCCTTCTTTAAATTCAATCCAACCTTTGTTGGTTGCAGAATTAAATTGGAGTGCGTGAACATTAGTAGGAGCTCCAGATACATCAACTTCTAGAGCACTTCCATTCTTATATGCTAGTTTGTCTTCAATAATTATTGTATGTCTCATAATATTTCCTGTTGATATTTATATATTAGTTTCTAGACGCTATAATAGTGTCTACATATTTAACTCTGAGGTCAAAAGTGCCACCGCTAAAGCTCAAACTTAATCCATGATTATGACTACCGCCGCCGCCCTGGCCTAGAATATTGCGGCCTGCGCCATAGTTAGGGTCGTTAGCTGAATAACCACCAGCGTCACTACCTACGCCGTGTGTTTGCCCGTTACTTTGTGTACCTGTTCTGTTATTATCGTCTACTGGATAAGCAGAGCACCAATGTGCATGGCTAGGAATATTGTTAGTATCCAAAGTAGTTGAACCAGATCCTGGATTACTAACAGATCCTGACCAAGTTTGATTAGCCCAAACGGAACTGTAAGCCACACTGCCTCCATTACCCACACTGCCTGATACGATTCGCAATGCATGATCACCAAATGTGTTTACTTTAGACCAATCACTAGTTGGAGCCGCTGTTTGTTGGAATACAATAGCAGTTCCGCTTGCAAATGCGTCTACTGGTACTCCGCCGATTGTTGAACTTTGTAGGGTTGCCATGTTTAATCGCTCTTAGTTATATGTTTCGCCTGCTAGCTGTTTCCATTGATATCGTTTAATGATATCAGTTGCCCAGCTTGGCAGTTCTGTTATATTTAAATTATCTGGTCTCTGATAGTCGCTATTTTCGACAAATTCAATCCAGCCTATACTGCGGTCTGTATCAAACTGTAGAGCGTGTATGCCTGTAGGTACTTGAGACATCTCCACTACTAATGGAACATTATTAATATATGCTGTTTGATCGTTGACTAACACAGTAAATTTCATTTTAATTAATTTTTTGAAGCTATAATACAGTCAACATATTGTACAGCAAGATTGACTGCGTTACCAGATAGTGATACACCGACTGACGGGTGACTATGACTGCCTCCCGATCCTGTCCCTAGTCCATATCGTCCGTTACCGTAGTTAGGATCATTAGGTGTATAACCACCAGCGTCTGATACTACTCCGTGATTTTGGCCGTTGCCCGAACTACCTGAGAAATTGTAGTCGTCAATGTTGGATGCTGAGCACCAATGAGCGTGGCTGGGAATTTGATTAGTGGCCAGTGTCATTGCACCGATGTTAACCGTGCCAGACCCGCCTACTGCTTGTGAAGTAAAGCAACTACTAAATGCCACACTGCCGCCTGAACCCACTGTGCCATTAACCACACGCATGTGGTGATCGCTGTAACTAGCTGATTTTGTCCAACCTGTTGGAGCTGTTGACTGCCTAAATGCCATGGCAGTTCCCGAGGGCAACGCTATTACCTTTACGCTATTAACTGTTGATGCTTGTAACTGTGCCATGTTTTTTCCTTAGTTTAAGTAGGCAATAATATGGTCTACGTAGTTTACAGCTAGGTTGAATGAGTTGCCGCCAAAACTAGCACTGATCGAGCCGTGATCGTGTGCGCCACTGCCACCTTGCGCTAACATGTAGCGGCCGTAACCGTAGTTAGGGTCATTTGATACATACGGTGGAGCATCAGACATTAGACCATACATCTGGCCGTTACCGCCCGTACCTGTCCAATTGTTATCATCAGTCGGTGCTCCTGAATACCAATGTACGTGACTTGGAATTTGATTAGTTGCCAGTGTTGTACTTTGTGTACTACCACTGATACTACCTGATACAGTGAACCCAGTGTATGCTGAAGTAAAAGCCACACTGCCGCCTGCGCCAACTGTTCCATTAACTACACGAACAGCATGATTATCGTATGTAGTGTCTTTAGTCCAGCCAGTTGGAGAAGCTGTCTGGTTGAATAAGCAACGAGTATTAGACGGCCATGCTGTAATAGGATTGCCGCCTGCTGTTGATCCAGTGACTAGTGATGCCATTATTTCTTACCTTTTAAAAAATCAAGTTCGGCTTTTAGTGCCTTAACGCTTTCAATTAAAAATGCAGTAACTTTGGTATATTGGATACCGTATGGTTTGCCGTGTTCGTCTAGTGTGACTAGCTCGGGTGCTATCTTATAAACATCTTCAGCAATTAACCCAACTTCGCTTTGCTTGTGACCATCTTTACGATCATAGGTAACGCCCATCATGCTTAATACCTTGTCTAAAGGATTAACCAAAGGTTGTACATTTTCTTTAAATGCGATGCTAGATGTTTCAACTAGACCAACGGTGTAAATCGTACCGTTAACACCAACGCCGCCACCGATCAATACTGACTGGCCTGATGTTGCAAGAGTACCTTGTGTAATATCAGTAGTGACAAGTGTTGTAAAACGGCCGGTGGCTGCTGTTGTCGCACCAATACTAGTATTATTGATAGTACCAGCAACCGTAGCTGGAGCTATAGTCAAACCGCCAGTTGGACTAATTGTAACACTTGCACCACTTGGACTTAGTGTAACAGTTGAACTAGCTGTTAGTGTTGTAGCACTTACTGGTCCACCTGAACCTAAAACCACTGCATAAGTATTGCCGTCTGATGCTAGGATCGTAGTATTACCAGAACCTAAAACATAAGTGTTACTCGATCCAGTTTGTCCAGGACCTTTAAAGTATTGACCCGCTGTGGGAGTAACTAATGAAACGCTACCGGAAGTATTGTTCCAGAATGTTTGTGTAGTACCTAAATACAGTGTTGGATCCGGTAGTGTAATAGTATATCCGCCAACACCTGTAAATTCTGTAAATTGACCTGTGCCTGGTGCTGGAATTGTAGTTACTGTTCCAGTATTAATCGTTGACGTTACTACGGTATTATAACGAGCCATATTATTATCTCTCTAATTATGATGTTGCAGTTTCAAAACCGTAGACTGTAGCGTTAATAGCACTACCGGCACTGGCTGTTCCTACTAGGCTGTAACCAGCTTGTAGTACTAGACCTGTACGTTCAAACACACCGTAACCTACGATAGTTGTTTGTGATTCGATAATTTCATTTGCACTCGGTGATGTTGTACTAGCCAATGCTAACGTCACTGTCTTTGATGTTGATGTAGTGTTTGTATAACTAACGTTACATACTGCGTAGTATCCGCTTGGAACTGTATATAGGGTAGTATTTCCTGTACCAAGCTGTATACCTACTCCGCCGTAATTTAATCTTCCTGTTGCCATTTATGTTTCTCCAATTATTTTATTTCTGACCAAAATACCAAAGTGCTACTGGTGCTCCGTCGACGCCGCCGCCTCCTGGAGTAATACCAGCACCTCCACCACCTGCAAAATACATCTTTGATCCCACGTATATTTGCGTTCCGTTCGTATTACTTATCGTATTACCAGCTATATAAATCTGGCCTGCTGTAATGGTATTTACGTTTAACACGCTTTGTCCACCACCAATTTGGGCTGTAATATAGCTCTTAATAGCTTTTTGTGTTGGTAATATGTTGTCGCTGTTAGCAGTAAAGTAAGGATCTGTACTAAATTGTGTAATAGTAGCTGATCCAATACCCAATGTTACAGCACCGAGTGTCAACGATTGTAGTCCAGCTAGGTTAAATGCACTAGCATTTAATGTAGCAGTACCAGTTGACTGTTGAACTCCAAACAAATTACCAACGTTGAAGTTACCGTCTTGGTCAGTACTTGTAAAGAACACACGCCCGCCACCGTTTGGATATGTTTGGTTAGCCTGTATTGCTGTGGCCGCATTAACATAAGGATAGTTAGTTTGTGTTTGGTTTCCAGTACCGATATACAAGAAGTCATGTCCTGTTAGGCGAACCTGACTATATTTTAACCTTGTAGTAATAAGTGTATTATGTGCTGGTGCTAGTAGTGTTGTCAATGCCGGATTAACTTGGAATTGTGCTGTGTAGTTACCAGCTGTGCCCAACTGATTAGTAATAGCCACTAGTTTATACCACTGACTTGTACCAGTAATTGTTGCAAACTGTACGTTTGCTCCAGCTTGTGGAATACTAAACAATCCAGACACATTAATATATGCTGAATTTTGATAAACATCTGAGAAACCGTCGCCTAGTGTAGTTGCTGTAGCAGTGGCATTATTAGTACCTCTGTTAATGAAACTTGGATTACCTAGGGCGCCGTCACCCATGCGCACACGTAGCGCCGCAGTGTTTACACGATTTGGATCAATTTGTGTAGGTATAGGACCTGCACGATATACTGCCGTTGACGATGTACCTGTTGATAGTGTTACTGCTGTAGTGCTACCTGCTGATGCAGTAACACTGAACTGTGTGCTAGTTACAGATGAACCAATTACATAGTAAGTTGTATTAGTAACTAGACCAACGCTATCTAATCCAGTAAATTCTATTGGTTGATTGTTAGCTAAACTCGTTGACAAGTTTGTAGTATCGTCTGCTGTGATCAAATTAGTTGATACAGTGGTAGCAGTTACGTTACCTTTTGGATATCCACTGCCTGGTTCAAGAACCCGTAGTTCGGTAACTATACCGCCGGCTGCCTTCATACGTCCCAAAGTAGTTGCGCCAGTTCTAATACTTGCGGCTATTGTTCCACTTGTAGCACTTACTCCAACAAACAATGGTTGCGCACCGATCGTTGAACTTAGCACGTTACCAAATGTGATTGAAGTCCATGCTGAACTGCTTGGCATAGCTCTTACAGTCCAGTTAATACCATCTGGACTTGTAGCACAAACAGACGTACCACTTGCTATGGCAAAGAACAATCCTTGACCATATGTTAGTCCTGACCAAGTCAAACTAGAACTTAGAACGCTAGTAGTTGTTCCAGTACTGTTTGGAACTGCTGTCCATCCAGCAACTGCTGGACTTGAAGTTCCGCCATTATTAATACTGTAGGCAAGTTTTCCGTCTGATCCTAATACAACAAAGCGTCCGTTACCGTAGGCAACTGCTATTGCACTAGTAAATCCTGAAGGTAAGTTAGCACCTTGTGTCCATGAAACTGCATTATTAGACCAGCTAGTAACTAGGCCGCCGTTATTAACAGCCATAAATGTTCCAGTGGTAGCACCAGTAGCACCATAACATATCGATGAATAGTAACCTGCGCTTAGTGCAGATATCGATCTTGAAATCCAGTTAGCTGAGTTTGTTGGACTTGAACTTGATGCCGCTGTTGCTGTGCCGCTTGCGCCACCTACTGCAACATAAAGTCCGTTGCCATAAGCAACTGATCTTAGATTAAGCACCGCAATAGTTGTACCAGTGATAGCAGTCCACGCTGAATTTAAACCAGATGCTGTATTATAGGCAATCTGTGTACCTGTGCTAGCATTATTAGCTACTGCTAAAAATACCGCAGTAGTATCCAGAATAGTCACAGCCGGTACTGCGGTATATCCGTACCCGTTTACAGTCAGTGCTATTGCACTTACTCCACCGTTGGTAATAGTTGAACTTACTTGTGCTTGAGTAGCGATATAAGTTAATTTGGCTGTACCGTTAGTTACGTTAGTATAGGTTGTACTAGTATAATCAAATGCTGGAGTAACTGAAGCATCTGTTGTACCTGCTTGAGTTACTTGATAGATCCTTCCAGCAGTAGTTTGGATATATGCATTTAAACTAACTGAAGTATTCAAAGCAAATGCTGACGGTGTTAATCCTTGTGGTTGATCGATAGTAATCTGTGGTGAGCCTGGATAGTTCCTACCCCACGCATTAACTGTCACGCTGGTCAATGCACTAGTAACTGCTGTCACAGTCGGTGTACTTGAGTAACTGCTACCATTGATAGTCATTGTTACTGATTGAATTACACCATTTAGTACGGTACATGTTGCAGTTGCTCCAGAACCACCGCCACCGGTAATTACAATAGTTGGGGCAGTGGTATAGTTGTAGCCACCGCTGACAACAGTAATACCTACGATCTGGGTAGCACTTCCGCCAGTGCCAACTATTGCTGTAAGTACTGCGCCCTGTCCACCAAAACCACCTACTACTGCGGTTGCTCTTGCGTTTTGGCCGCCTCCATACACTAGACTTTGCCATGTTGTGCTTGCTGGTAATACTCCACCAGCTGACCATGTTTTACCATCTACTGAATAGCTAGTTGTAGTGCTACCACTTGCAATAGCCGCATAACGTTGAGCTCCATAAGTTACTGCTGACCAAGTTGCTGTACCGATTAAGCTTCTAACCGTACCAGGATTATAACCTGGACTACTGTAGCTAATTCTAGGTTCAATAATATATGTAGTTGTTAAGTCTGTTGTGTTGGCAAGACTTGTATTTGCAATTACTTGAGGAACAGTATGATCCCAACCAGCGGCAAACATTGCTGTGCCAACTGTACCGGTTACACTTACACTTCCTGTTGCTGTGATAGTTACAGCGGTGCTAGTAAATGGTGTGGTTGATATTGAAAAAGTTGTCGGTGATAAGTTTGCTGCCACAATATAGTAAACGGTGCTAGCATCAACTCCGTTAAACGCACTATTAAATGTGATAGCGTTACCTGCAGCCAATACTGAAACTGTAGCTGTTACAGTTAATCCAGTTGTTGTACCTATACTTAATGCTGTACCGCCCGGTGTTAAGGAAATACTTAAACTTGTACCTGAACTGGCTTGTACATAATATGTTGTGCCTGCTCCTGCTGTACCAACCGCGCTGGCAAATGATATTGGTGCACCAATAGTTAAACTTGCACTGGCACTTAATGTAATTGTTGATCCGCTACTTGAGTTTACAGTTACAGTAGTTGCTGTAGCAGTTAATAAGTTATTAGTAATAGCTGTTGCTGTCACTGATATAGTAACTGATGCAATATTTGAACCAACTGTTACTGCTGTACCGCTACCGCCACCAGTTAAACTCAATTGAAACTGTGTACTGCTAAAGTTTGCTGAGTTAACATAGTAAACTGTGCTGGTCGCTAGTAGTGTACTAAATGCAGTGTATACTAATACCGGCATACCTGCATATAAGTTAGCAGTGCTAGCCACTGTAAACAAGTTATTTGTTGTTGCGGCAGAAGTAATGATTAATGGAGCAACTGAATCTTTAACTATGTTAGCAGTTTTACTACCGTTTGAATAGGTTAAAATATTAGCATACTGTCCGACTCCTGTACCAGCAGTAAGTTGTATGCGCATACCCACATACGCACCGGTTAGTGCTGTATCAGTATTAGCGATTACAAACTGGCCAATTGGTCCACCTGTGATTGATGCATTACTCTGTCCTGTGTTAGCTGTTGATACGTAGCTCGATCCGCCAACGCCTTTGCTGTCGTTAAGGTCGATCAATCGTGTTTCAAACAAGGCCGCATCTCTGTATTCGTCTTGTGATGCTTGAGCATTATAACCACTACCGCTAATTGTAGGTACACTATTAGTGTAATTGGATCCAGCGTTAGAATATTCTAAACGTAGTATTTGACTTGTAGCATCTGTAACTACGTTTGTGATTAGTGCTTGATTGTATCTGTTGTTTAAATTAGCGTAGATTGGTGTTTCAAATGTATCAACACCTTCGGCTAGTACACCGTATGTACCATATGATGAGTTACCGTTAGTAGCACGGATCTTACCACCTAGTTCACTTAGGTAACCAGCATAACCATAGTAGTTAAACACTGAAACTAATTCAGCAAGAGCATTAGAACCAGTTACCCAGTAACCAATGCCGTCACCTAAAATTGTTGTATAGTCGTTAGCAACCATTGAACGGTTACCACCGTTATGCAAGGCTCCGTCTACTTTTGCTCCTACTGCGGCATAACCGAACATAGTACAGTTTTGTGTATAACAACTTCTTGTACTAATCCATGAGTTGCTGTCGTTTGGTCCGTATCCTGGATCAAGACTAGCGTATGCACCACCTGTTGGTCGTTTTGTACCAAAGCTATTTGCTGAACCTAATGTACCTGTAATACCGTTTAAGGTCATGTTGCGTAGACCAGTACCGTTGCGCACTTGATACATGTTTTTAGCTGTTGATCCGCTGACTGCATTATTGTATAATTCTACAGCTCGCATCATTTTATAATTGCCTGGATACTGGATATCGTATATGAGAGCGTTAACAAACGATGTTGTATCACGTAAGCATGATGCTGTGTTATAATAGTAGGTTAAGGTAGCAGTACCGTTACCAGCAACTGCCGTTAGCACACTCTGTGTTCCTTGTCCAGATTGAATAGGACTTAAAATTACTGAAGTTGTTGAAGGAGTTGACAGTACATAGTAAGGTGTAAGTGTTGATGCTCCACCAAAAATACCTCCAAATGATGCAGTTAGTGAACCAGTTGTTGTAGCTCCAGGAGTAAACAATGATCCGTTGTATGTAGTACTTAATGTAACAGTAGTTCCGCTAGCACTTAACACATAATAAGTACCAGACGTTAATGTACTGATGCTACCACCGCTTATTAGCACCTGCATGTTTACTAGAATGCCTGTTGTAGATCTAACAGTAATATTACCGTTAGTATTTGTGCCGGTAATAGTTGTAGTAGCAGTAGTAGCAGTAAATTGCACAGGGTCACCTACACTTAAATTATGAGCTGATACTGTACTAAACAAGTTGCTAGTGCCTGTAATAGTTGTTGCTGAACTTACAGATTGAGCAGTGCTGATTGTGTAATTACCAGCTCCTCCTGTACCAGTTCCTAATGCTGTAATGAATGTTCCTGGGGTTACACCGTTACCAGTAAGTACCATACCTACAACAAACGTACCTGTTACTGATCCGCCAATTGTAAGTGTTAGACCGCTGATAGTACTTGAAGTGCCGCTGGCAGTTGTTGTATTTGATGATTGATAGTAAGTACCGCCATATGTGGCTGCTGTGTAAGCACTGGCTTCATAAGCTAAAAAGTTAGTATTAGCACGTAGTACTTCAATACCCTGTATTGTAGTACGTGTATTATCGTAAGTTAATGAACCACATGTAGTAGCAAAACTACTCACTGATCCAGTTGAGTTACTAATACCTGCTGTTGCAGTGGCTGTCATACTTGTCACAGTATTTTGTATTGTGTAAGCTGAACCATTAAATGATGTGCTAATAGTTAGTGTTGTTGTACCAGGAACACTGGCAATGTAATATACATTGTTATTCCATAAATTGGCAGCATTATTAACAATGGCATTCATAGTAGAAGCCGGCGTAACGTTGGCCAATGCTACTGCACTTCCGCCTGCTGTTAAACTAATTTGTATAGTACTTGCTGACGGATTGATTACATAATACATTTGATTTGGTACGATAGGATAAGCCACTGTACCTGTAAAATATATCTGTTGGCCGGCTACGATTCCTAAACTAGTGGCTGTGGCGGGCAAGTTAATTAAGTTTGTGCTAGCTGTTGTACTTGAAACTGTGGTTGTAATGTTTGCAGGTAGCCCAGTAAAGCTGATAGGCATGCCAACTACCATATTAGTTGTACTTGTAACTGTTAACAAATTAGTACTTGTAGTCGCAGTTGTTAGAGTAGTAACTTTTTGTCCATAAATGGTTTGTACTGCATCATTAATAATAGTTTGCGCACGGATTACTGAGCCGCTGGCGGCGATTGCTTTAACCTTGTATGCAATTAAATTGATAGCACCAACTGTAGCATTTAATTCTTGTATAGTATTGGCTAGTAAGGCTTGAGCACTAGCATTGGATCTATTAAATGCGCGGCCAATTACAATAGCATTAAAGTTACTGCTGAATAAAATATCCCAAGCTAAACCAGCGGAAATTAAACCAGCATCTCTATTGCTTAATGTTTGGCTAATAGGATATGCTTGATAGAATTTTGTCACAAACACCTGTGCGTCACTAGCAATTTCACTATTACGTGCAACCACTTGTGTATAGGCAGTCTGTAACGCTGTACTTGAGACAAGTGCGTATGCTCCACTAGCTACAGGAGTAATCGTTGCATTACCTGTTAGAGTTGTACTCGATACCGTTTGACTTACACTAACTGTATACGTACCTGTTCCACCTGCTGTATAAAAGTTGATGGTACCACTTGGGGTACTTACAAAATTGTTTGGATATCCAAAATAGTTTACTAGAGTAATTGTTGTGCCACTTGTATATGTTGAAATAACATAACTACCTGCTGGAATGTTTGTACCAGTTACAAATTGCCCTGCGACAATACCAGTTGCACTACCAACTACAAATGTGTTTGTACCGCCTGCACCACCGCTTGAATATGTTGGGCTTGCTACTGCTGTAACACCTGTGAGTTGATTTACTAGATATGTTGGAGTAGTCACACCAGTACCAGTAATTAACATTCCAGGAACTAATACGCCGCTGGTTACCGCAGTCACAGTCATTGTTGTGCTTGATGCGCCAATTGATCCAGTCACAGACGGTGTGCTAGAATTAGCGGCGCCATTCTGTATCCAATAGATAACGTCTTGTATACGAGCCGATGCAAATGATGCTGATGATGCACTACCTGCTGTGCCTGACGTTACTTGTGCGATTGTATAAGGTGCAGTTTGTGAACTAGTCGTTACACTAGTAGCTGTCACAACTTGACCAATAATCGCTGAAAGACGCTGTAGACCAGCCACAGTCGCGGCTTGGTTGGCGGTAGGAATTTGATTAATGTTTAAAGAATAGTAACTGCTACCATTGATAATGCTTTGATTATTACAACCGTAGGCCATATCATATTGCAAGCCATCTAAAATATATCCGATAGTTTGTAAGGTAGATATTTGTGTAGCACTTCCAAATGCCGACCATGCAGAGCTATAGTTTACATTCAAGAAATTAGCAACTTCGCCTTTGATAAAA